ACATCGGGAGCGGCACATAAATGGGCAAGACTCCCCTATTGCAGCCTCGCTTACAACAACCATTACGTCTACAAGTACAGAGATTGTGCTGAGTGATGTTACGGGTTTACCCTATACAGGCTTTATTAAGATTGATAACGAGATTATCAACTACGGCTACATCACACAGAACACGAACGCTAGCTCCGGTACGCTATATAACTGTTTCCGTGGCCAGCAAGACACCATCGCTGCAGCCCATACTGCACCAGCTACTGTCTATTGGGCTCAAGTCCCTGCAGTCACTGTGTGGCCTACCCCAGACAACTCTCAGCCGTACACGCTTGTTTACTGGCGCATGCGTCGCACGCAGGATGCTGGCGGTGGTGTAAATGTTATGGACATCCCATTTCGTTTTGTGCCTTGCATGGTTGCTGGACTGTCTTACTACTTGGCCATGAAGATTCCTAATGCCATGGACCGGTTGCCTGTACTCAAACAGCAGTATGACGAGGCTTGGGAGTTGGCCGCTACGGAAGATCGCGAGACAGCAACTCAGCGTTTTGTTCCCCGCCGTCAGTACATCGGGAGCGGCACATAAATGGGCAATCAGTTTGCCAGTGCTAAGAATTCGATCGCCCAGTGCGATCGTTGTGGTTTTCGTTTCAAACTTACGGAACTGCGCAAAGAAATTGTTAAGACCAAGACGTACAATCTCTTGGTCTGCGACTCCTGCTGGGACCCCGATCAGCCTCAGTTGCAGCTTGGTATGTACCCTGTGGACGATCCTCAAGCGGTGCGTAATCCTCGCAGAGACACAACATACGTGACGGCAGGCCCTAACGTGGCAGGCTTTCCAACAGGCGGTAGCCGAGACATTCAGTGGGGTTGGAACCCCGTTGGGGGTTCTCGATTCTTCGATGACGCGTTGACACCAAACACTTTGGTATTGACTGCTGCTATCGGTCAAGTGACAATCTCAACATCCTAAGGAGTTTATGATGGACGCAAAGAAAGCAGTGCGCAAGCACGAAGCAAATATGCACCCCGGTGCTAAGCCCACCAAGCTGCGTGCTGGTGGCAAAACCAACAGCGACATGCTGAAGATGGGCCGTGGTTTGGCTAAGGTTGCCAACCAGAAATCCCCCGGACGCAAAGGAGCTTGATATGGCAACGTACCGCTCCCCCAAGCCTGCGCCTACTCAGGCTGTACTTAAAAAAGACAGTGCCTTGAAACACATGGCGGACACCAACGTGTCCGTGGCCAACGACCACAGCAACGAGTACCCCGGAGTCAAAACTTCGGGCATCAAGATTCGTGGTACTGGCGCGGCTACCAAAGGCGTAATGGCTCGCGGCCCAATGGCCTGATACGCACATGAACTACACCCAGTTGCAAGCCGCGATCTGCGATTACACGCAGAACTTTGAACAAGACTTTGTTGACAACATTCCGGTGTTTGTTAAACAGGCCGAGCAGCGCATTTTCAACACGGTGCAGTTCCCGTCTTTGCGTAAGAACGTCACGGGTGCCAGTAGCGCAAACGTAAAGTACCTGAGTTGCCCAGAAGACTTCTTGGCGGTTTACTCAATGGCTACATTTTCGGATGCCACAACTTCAGCGACAAAAGTAACTGAATTTACAATGCAAGTGGTTTCGCCTACAGGTATTATTCGTGGCCAGAACGTAACCGGAACAGGCATATTTTCAGGGACAACTGTGGTTAGTGTGGTTGGTGATATCGTTACGGTATCTCAATCGCTTTCTGCGTTCACCACGGGCTCACTAAATTTCCAAGGCGATTACGAGTACTTGCTCAACAAGGACGTAAACTTCATCCGTCAGGCGTACCCCAATCCCGGTGCAACGGGTGCTCCAAAGTACTATGCGTTGTTTGGCCCCACCTCATCTGGCGTGACCATTACGGATGAGTTGACGTTTCTTTTAGGCCCCACGCCGGATGCTCCGTACATGGTTGAGTTGCACTATTACTACTATCCTGCCTCAATTGCCACAGCAGGTACATCTTGGCTTGGCGACAACTTTGACACGGTGCTGCTGTATGGCTCGTTGGTCGAGGCTGTGACGTTCATGAAGGGCGAAGCCGACATGGTTGCTCTGTACGACGGCAAGTACAAAGAAGCACTGGGTATGGCCAAGCGTCTGGGCGACGGTCTGGAGCGCAGCGATTCGTATCGCAGTGGGCAGTACCGTGTGGCACCACTACCGCAGAACAGCGGGGTAGTCTAGTATGGCGTTTGACCAAACTCTCACCACGCAAGCTAAGCTGATTGCATTGCAGACGCTGTCCACTGGCACCCTCAAGATGGCTTTGTACACTGCTAATGCTAGCCTTGGTGCAGGCACTTTGATATACACCACGGATAACGAAGTTGTTGGTACTGGATATACGGCTGGCGGTAACACACTGACCAATGTGACGGTGCTGACTTCGGACACAACCGCATACCTTGACTTTGACGACGTAGTCTGGAACCCTGCCGTATTTACTGCGCGTGGGGCTCTCATCTACAATACAAGCCTTAGCAATCTTGCTGTGGCTGTTTTGGACTTCGGGGCCGATAAAACGACCACCACAACTTTCACTGTGCAGACGCCCGCTAACACGGCCACGGCTGCGCTCATTCGATTCGCATAAGGAGCAACCATGTCTCTTCCAGCACAACACGCTACTTCTACAGACACTGTAATCGGCAACGTCAGCAAACTGACGGAGTCCGATAATAAAGTTAAAGCTGGAGGTGTGTTTCACGTCAAGTGCCACGACGCCAACGGTGACCTTAAGTGGGAAGTCGAGAAGCACAACCTCGTTGTTAACGTCGGTTTGCAAGACATGAACACACAGTACTTTACAGGCGTGGGTTATACCGCTGCTTGGTACATTGGTCTGTATGGCCCTGCGGCATCCAATACCCCCGCTGCCTCAGATACCATGGCCTCACACGCAGGCTGGACCGAGATCACGGCATACAGCCAAGCTACTCGCCCAGCATGCACGTTTGGTGTCCCAACTACTGCAGACCCTTCTGTAGCGACTAACACTGCCGCGCCAGCCACATACAACATCAACGGCTCGGTGACCATCGGCGGTGCGTTTTTGACAAGTAGCAACACTAAGGGCGGCAATACCGGCGTTTTATTTTCAGCGTCGGACTTTCAAGCCCCCGGCGACCGTATTGTGGTGAGCGGCGATACGTTGACCGTCACATACACTTTCAGCCTCGATGCCGTTTAAGGAGTAGAACATGGCAACTTTGTTCAAAAAAGATGACGTAGTTAAACTCGTTGTACAAGCACCCACTGGCCCAGTCAAGTCTTTTCGAATGCTAGAGGACGGAACCGTCCAATGTCTAGTTGAGTGGGAAGATGCCGAAGGCAATTTGCAACAACGTTGGTTTAACGAGACAGACCTTAGCGCTGCCTGACGGTAACGTATGTTTGGCCTAACGGCATACGCAGCCACCCCCTACGCGGCCACTGGCGGTAGCCTTTTTGTAACAGAGGTGGTTGAGAGTGCGCGTGTATCTGATGTAGCCAGCGCGGCTATTTTTGGTACTGCCTCAGTTTTAGAAAATGCCGCACTTACAGACACGGCAAACGCAGTTGTTCAATTTTTTGGGCTGATTAATGAGCAAGCTACCGTAACAGATAGCGTCTCAACCGCGTTCAATCCGTTTGTCTCTGTTTTGGAGTCTGCGTTTGCTGCAGACGTGACCGTTAGCTCAGTTAATTTTGCAGGGCTATTATCCGAACAAGCCAGAGCGTCTGATAGTTTGGTTGCCAGCGGGGTTCTTGGGGCACTTTTTGCCGATACTGCAAGGGGGCAAGATCAAGCAGCGGCACTTTTTACCGTTGGCGCGTCCGTTGAAGACGCTGCGCAAGTCATTGATGAAACTTTGGGCGTCCGACTTTTCTTCCGGACAGTCTTGGAGTTTACGCAAGGCGTAGATACGGCAGCCGCTTCCGCTGCCTTTTTGGCAAATACTGCTGATACAGCTCAAATTCAAGATACGCCGGTTGGGCGCGTTCTGTTTAGTACAGCCGTCAGCGAAAGTGTTCAGGGCTCAAACACATTTTCATCCATTCCGACCTACAGCACTAACATTCTTGAGTCCGTTACCGCATCCGACGTGGCAGCAGGTAAAATTAATTTTGCAGTTCAAATTATTGAGCTGGTCCAAGGCAGCGTCGCAATCCCTACAAATGCGGATCTGCACATCGGATTCCAAGATAGCGCGTTTGCGCTGGATCGGTACCCCAACAACGTCCACGTTTTTGCAAACCTCAGCGAAGGTGTGCAAATTTCTACACAAGATTTCATTGGCCGGTTCCTTTGGGAATTAATTGATGACACGCAGATCGCAAACTGGCAGAATATAGCCAATACCCAAAATCCCGGGTGGGTGCTGGTATCGTCCGCGCAGGGCGCTGTCTGGCAACTACTGAATACAACGCAGGGCAGTGGGTGGCAGGTCATTGATACCGATCAGGACCCGTCTTGGGGCACTATTAACAACATCTGACACAAAATGGCACTTGTTCTTGCAGACCGCGTACGAGAAACAACCGATACAGGTGGTACCGGTGCGGTAACGCTTGACGGTGCTGTTACGTCGTACCAGACTTTTTCTGCGGGTATTGGTGATGGCAATCAGACTTACTACACAATTGCAGCGCCGTTACTCAACGAGTGGGAAGTCGGAATTGGTACGTACACGCTAAGCACTGACACACTGTCTCGTGACACCGTTTTATCTTCTAGCAACGCTGGCGCACTTGTCAATTTCACACTGGGATCAAAGGACGTATTTGTCACCCAACCGTCTGAACGAACAGTTTTTGTTGACTTGTATAATGCCATACGTGGAGCAAACAACGCCAATGCTGGTTTAGCTGTTGGTATTTTTAGCTCGCAGTCACAAGGAAGTCTTGTGTTTCCAGAATATGCCAATGGAATGTCGCTGGGGCCTTTTAATGTGGGTCCCGGTTCGTCTATTACGGTTGCACCCGGCCAGTATTGGTTGATTGTAACGCCTTAACAGGAAGTATCATGAGTAAAATTTCCGCAGGTACAACACAGCTTACCTCCCTTAAATTTGACGGGGATACCACCGGCACGTTGGACTTAGGTTCTGGAACGGGGACCGCCATTTCAATCAACAGTTCGCAGAACGTTAGTTTAACCAATGCGTTGCCTATTGCTTCTGGCGGTACTGGTCAGACAACCGCCAATACAGCACTGAACGCTTTACTGCCCAACCAAACAGGAAACAGTGGCCGCGTCCTGCAGACTAACGGCACAAATACTTCTTGGATAACCGATGCTGGCGGTACTGTTACTTCGGTCGATGTGTCCGGGGGCACTACCGGTCTTACAACTTCTGGTGGCCCGATTACAGGAACTGGGACTATTACTCTAGCAGGCACGTTGGCGATTGCGAATGGTGGCACTGGACAGACAACTGCTAATACGGCTCTAAACGCCTTGTTGCCTGCACAAACAGCAAATGCAAACAAGTATTTGCAAACAGACGGCACTAACACTTCTTGGGATGCTGTTAGTTTGTCTACAGCAGACATTACGGGCACACTGCCTATTGCCAACGGCGGTACTGGACAGACGACAGCCACTACAGGTTTTAATGCTCTTGCGCCTGTTCAGACAGGCAATACTGGTAAATTTTTAACCACTGATGGCACAAACGCCGCATGGGAGTTGGTTGATGTTGCGGCTGACATCACTGGCGCGGTCCCTATTGCTAACGGTGGTACGGGACAGACAACTGCTAATACGGCTCTAAACGCTTTGTTGCCTGCACAAGCATCAAACGCAAACAAGTATTTGCAGACAGATGGCACTAACACTTCTTGGGATGCTGTTAGTCTATCTACGGCGGACATCACTGGCACATTGCCCGTAGCTAATGGTGGTACAGGAAGAACTGTTGGCAACTACTCCATCTACGCAAATGAGATTCATGTTGGCAAAGACGGAAACGACACAACAGGTGACGGCACTTTAATCAACCCCGTGTTGACAATCACTAAAGCGTTGACTTTAATTGGTGCGGGTAGGAACACAGTGATTGTGCACCCCGGAAGCTACAGCGAAAGCCTTACAGTTTCAAGCGCAAACACGACAATTTCAACAACAGAATTAACTGGTGCTAACACGCAGATTGCTGGAACATTGACGCTGTCTGCTGCGGCTCGTGTTAGTGGTATCAAACTAACTAACTTGACCATTACAGGGTCTGGTAACACCTACATTTCAAACTGTACCGTAGACACACAACTTATCAAATCAGGTACAAATTATGTTGAGATTATCAACACCGAGTTGCAATGCGTATCAGGTGTACAAATTACGGGCGCTGGCACGGTTTCTATTGTAGGAAACAAGTGTTGGTCTGTAGCAGTATCTAACGCAAGTGCCAATGTCTTAATTAAAGATTGTTTCCAAGTTCTC